TCGCTCGTCGGCAGCGTCAGATGTGTATAAGAGACAGATTTACAATACTTCTTATAAGCTCATCTCTTCCTGTGTTTAAAGCTTTTTTAGTTGCACCACTAAGCTATCTTGTTTCAAAAGCTCTAATGCTTTTGGCTTTAAAATAGCTTTTTCAACTTTGCCATTTTCTTCCTTTATTGAGGACATTTATATCTAATCATCCAAAAACCATTGGTTATTGTTATATTTAAAAAACCATTGTGGTTATTACATTTTATAGTAAAATCATACTTTTCGCCATATTTATCAGCTTTTAATACTTCATTTAATAAAGATTCTTCTCCTTTATTTTTTAATAGCATTTTAATTTTTTCTGAAAATTTAGGAACATTATCTTTTAAAGAAAGTAGTTCATCATAATCATATTGATTTAATGTCATTATTCTCCTTGATTTTATTTGTAGTGTTTAAAATTTTAAACACAATTTATCTCCAACCTTGTAACTTAATGGTGTATTGCATCATGCCAACTTCTATTAAGTTTTTTTTATTTTATCAAAATTTTACTTAAGCAAATAGACTTCTTTCTATATGTTTAAACATAATTTCATTAGCACTTTTAAAAAAGTCTTTTTTAATCTCAAAGCCATAAGCTTTGCGGTTTAAATTTGTAGCTGCTAAAAGAGTGCTACCACTTCCAGCACATGGATCTATAACAACATCGCCTGCATCTGTAAAAATAGTGATTAATCTTTCTAGCAATTTAACAGGCTTTTGTGTGGGATGTACTTTAGGAATACCTTCATCTTTTTGCCAATCCATGCAGTTATAAATCATCTTTCCATCATTGTTAAATTTTGGAAGTTTTTCACGATATAAGATTAAAGCATATTCACAATTTCCAACTATTTTCATATTTGCTTTTAAAACTTGAGATGAGCTTTGTTTTCTAAAAACTAAATTTATATAATGATTAAAGCCATATTTTTTAGCTACTTCAATTAACATTGCTTGTTGTTCAAAAGAGCAAAAAACAATCATACAAGGACTTTTACCGCATTCTTTAGGTTCTTTTATAAGCATTTTTGAGCAAAAGTGCATAAATTCGCTAACTTTAAAATCATTATCTGTATCAAAAAATGCCTTGTTTGCTTTTTTACTTTTTCCATTTTTATTATCCCCATTTATATACCATTCAGGAGATGAAGCATAAGCATTGTTTCTTAGATTATAAGGAATATCAGCTATTACAAGCTGTGCTTTTGGTATATTATATCTTTTAAAATTTTGAAAATGGTCGTTATATAAATTTAGTTTCATTTTTACTCCTCAGCTCCCTCGCATTCAGTGTTTATTTCTTTTAAAGTTTTCCCAGATTTGTCTTCATATATTATTGTTATCCTATAACTATACTCTCCATTTTGTTCCGAGTAACAAGGAATAAAGAATGTTCTGTTTTTATCTCCAAATCTGAAACCATAATCATTTGGCACCAGTTGAAAACTTTCTTCATCAAAGTCATAATTTAACGCTGATGGTTCTAATTGATCCCACTCTGCGTAATTGTATTCACAACAACTTTGACTATAAGTGTCCCACAATGAGTTGCCATTGTCGAACACAATTCCTTCATCATTTCCATATTTAATTATTTTCATCTTCATCCTTTCAATAATTCTTTATTTTCGTGTATATTGCCTACGACATATACATCTTCAATTGTTTTATTATTTTTATGTCTACGAAGGTCAAATAAGTACCCACCATCTCCATTAGATAATTTAGAACACAATCCCAACTCCATATCAAAACAAATAATTTCATAAAATATTTCTGAATTTTTTTCATTAGTAAATACTAAGCATTCTATAATATCTCCTATATAGATTTTATTACCTTTGTAATCATAGTAGCCTGTAAATAACTCTATCTCTAAATCATTCTTATTCTTTACAAACTCTACTTCATTAATTCTGTCAGTTTCAGTAAATGTGGCTCCTGCTTCTACAGGAGATTTGTCATATTTATGAAGTTCTATTTCATTAAGATATCTCTTTTCAGTATTATCCCAAATTCTAAAATCAAAGTCTTTTAGTTTCATTTTTATTCCTTAAAAATTTTTCAACATCTTCAAAAGCTTTAATAATAAGCTTTTTTTCATGAAAGTAATTTCTTCCGCTTGGCTTACTTTTGTAAATTTTGTAAGCCTTTCCGAGTTCTTTTTTACTTATGTGATTTTTATAATTTATTTTTTCAATTGCAATCCCATTGCTTCTTAAAAAATGACAAAAGCAACTTCTCCTCTCGCTAAATGGAACGATTTTTACAATTTCAAGATAATTAGAATGGCAAACTTTCATCATCATCTCCTATTTCGATATATTTTTCATTGTTATTGTTTTTTACTTCATTTCCATAAGGATTATAGCTTTGATTTTCTTTTGGAATAAATGATTTATTATTGTCGTTATTTAAAGATTTATGCCTTGCTTTAAAAGATTTTATAGATAAAGGCTCTTTATTATTTTGAAACTCATCCATGCTTTGCATTTTTTCATTAAAAATTCTATCAAGAAAGATTTTGTTAGCAAGTTCTCCATTTTTACTTAAATATTCTTCTGTTCCAAAACCTAAAACTAAAAGTTTATTAACTAAAGAATTTAGATAAATAACTTCAGTCTGCACCCCAAAAACATTCTCATTTCCCTTTTCGCTAAAATCAAGTTCATCAATTCCAAAGAATTTCATAATAGCATTTAATTGTCTAAATCCTAAATAATTTTCTTTTTCTCCATTTTTATTGATATAGCTAAAATCGTTATTTTTAGCTACAAAAAGATTAAAAATAGCTAGTTTTTGCTCTTTTCTGGTTAAAAATTCAAAACAAATAAAAGTATTATTGCTTCCATCGCTTGCCAATTTATCATATAAAAAGGCTTTGCGGAAAACTCCGCTATAAAGCCCACCTTCACTTAAATACTCTACGCTTGGCGAATAATTTGCCACTTCAAAACTTGCCTTAAATGCTGGTAACATTATAATTCTCCTTTTAATTGTGTTAAAAATTCATCTTTATTACTTAGAACTTCTTGTATTTTTTCACTTGTAAATAAAGAATGTTTTTTTATAAAATTGTTTTGCTCTTGGGTGTTTAAACCATTATCACTCATAAATTTTCTAAGTTCAGCACCTAAAGCTTTTATCTCTTTTGCTTTATTTTCTATAGCTTTTTCATCACTACCCCAAACTTTTAAATCTTCATTTGGATTTAAAAATCGCTTTTCCTTTATTGTTTCTAATTCACTCTCATCAAGCATTCCAAGTCCGCAAATACTTAAGGTTACACGCCTTTTTGCTTTTGTGATAGCTTTCATTATTGCGTTTGCTAAATTATCGCCACCTAAATTTTTAATATTTAAAGCACCTGTATCGCAATCAGTTCTTCCATCTGGTGTTGCTGCGTAGGCTGTAACCATATAAATATCGCCAACTTGTGCCACCTCTGTTTTTGTAATACTTACTTTTCTTATTTGTCTTAGCTGATCTGTTGCTGATTTATTTGCATATAAAGTAAGTTTGCCATTTAATACTATGTATTCAAAAGGCTTTGTAAGCATGTTTAAGCTTAAACTTTCACAAAGATTTTTAACATAACTCGCTCGTTCTACATCACTAAGTTTTGATAAATCACCTTTTACCAAAGCCAACTCATAAGGATTAAAATTTATTTCTAATTTATTTTCTTCTTTTAATACAACTTCATTACTCATTTTATGCTCCTTTTTTGATTTTTAAACACATTGAAGTACTTTCCTTATAAAATTCTTTAGGCACAGTAATATTTTTTTGCTCTAAAAAGCCCTTATAATCAATTGTAGTTCTACTTTGCGGATAAATTGTAATATCCAAACATCTTGCTTTTTCTCCATTTGCTAAGGCTATGAGTTCTTTTTTAAGACTTTCTAGCTTTTCTTTAATAGGTTTAATCGTGTTTTCAAGCCTTATAATTTCAATCGTTAGATTTTTTGCTTTAGTATCTTCAAGCTCTTTATATTCACTTTTTTGATCTATGATATAATCTAATATAAATTGCTTTATATTTTTAACCAACCATTCTTGATAAGCTTCATCTTTTGAAACTTCGCACTCTACAATCTCTTCTTCTTTATTCATGGCTACAAAAATGCATTTTTCTTTACCACTGATATAGAGTTGAAATTGCACTTGAGCGTAGTATTTATCACTTGGCTTTTTATTTCTTTTGATAAAATCATACTCATCTTGCGAATATTTAAACTCATAAACAACCCCATTTTCATCAATACCATCTAAACTTGCTATAAACATTTCATTTTCTAGACTTTGCAAAACTACAGGAGTGATACTCACAGAATGTAAAAACTCAACTCTAGCTCTAATCAAAGCTTCATAGTTATTGCCTTTTTTCATAGCTTCATTTTGATAAACTTCTTTAAGTCCCAAGATGATATCTTTTGCTTCTTCTTTGGAATTAAAAGCACCTTTGATACCTACGCAAGATGCTACCATCGATGCACCTATTTTTCCTTTTCTAAAATTTAACCATTCATGGCTACCTTGTTCTAAGTTAATTATTCTGCAATTCATTTTATCCTGCCTTTTTTATTTTTGGAGTGCTTTTTAAAATATAAAAAGTATTTCTCGTTTCTTTGTTTCTAACTGTTTCTATTTCATAACCTTTATTTCGAAGATTATAAATATAAGCTCCAAGCCTTGTAGTAATTCTTTTATCAATGCAATAGAAATTATCTATAATTCCATTTTTTAATAATAGTTCTAAAACTATTTTTTCTTGTTGTTTTGATGTTATTTGCATTCTTTATCCTTTAATCTTTTTACTTCTTTAATAGCTTTATCATCATTTTTAAAAACGCCTATAAGCCCTAAAGCATCAAGTATTTTTATACGAAAATTACTAAGTTTTACATTGATTTTAATTTCTTCTTCTAGCTTCAATGAAATTTCATTTATAGCAGTATCTTTTAATGCTATTACACCTTTTAGCCTTTGAATTTCTTTTTCTAAATATCTTATTTTTTCATTTTTTTTACTATTTAGGAACATAGTTTCGACCTTTCTTTTATATAAAGAAGCTCATAAATTTTATTTTGCAAAGAGCTAATTTCTTTTATATTTTTCATATTTGCTTCTATTTGATCTTTTAACTCTTTTAAAAGTTCTATTTTTTCATTTTCAAGATTAGAAATTTCAGTTTTTAAAGATTTATTTTCATCTTTTAAAGACTTATTTAGCTTCATTTCTTTTCTATATTCATCTTTGCTAAGTTTAATGATGACTTGTTCTTTTGTGTGATAAGCTTTCATTTTTTCTCCTTTTAGATTAATGCTTAAAAGGGACAACTGAGTTCTTTAGAATAGGAAATAAAACAAAAAGGTAAATTCTCAAGTAGTTAATTTGTAAAAGTTGCCCCATTTAAGCATTAAAGGAGTTTAAGAAAAGCCGAGTAAATCCGCAAGTCTCGGCATTGTATAATCGTTTAAGTTTATGCTAAGCGGATTTAGTTAAAATTTATCTGTGTTAAAAAATATTAGAGTTTTATAAGCTCTCTAATTAGCTCTAAGATTAAGATTAAAATTGTTAAAATTTTATCCCACATTTTAGAGCCTCCTTTCTCAACACCGAGACAAGTTAGCAACTTAAACTTTATAATTATACTTTCTTTTTCTTAAACTCTTGATTTTCTGTCGTTTTTAAAGTGCAAGAAAACCTTAAAAATAGCACTATAAA